CCTGCTCGGCCTTCACGAAAGCCTACTCCCAAGACGGAAGTGGATGAGGATGTGGATGTTGAAAGTTACCTGAAGTCTCTAGGAGACGAATAAAAAAGGCCCCGAAAGGGGCCTTTTCTTTTATCCAGACATCAATCTCCAACTAGGTAACTGCTTATATTTTGGAATTATAACCAACTTTGTATAATCTGCTATGAATGGGGCGTTGTCTTTTATTGATCTGTTTATAGACGATTCTTCTGATTGTGTTTGTTTATTTTTATTTTCTTCTGAACTTAATGGCTTGGCAGCTTCTTGAGTTGCCTCTTTTTTAGACATGTCTGCTTTGCTTTTTCTGTCTAAATCCATTATGTTGTTTTGTGTTGTATTTAAACTGCGAGTTTGTTCTGGTTGTGTTAGTTGTGTTGATTGTTGAGATTGTGCGGTGCCTTGTTGATTATCTACAATTTCCAGTTCTTTAACTGATACATTTGCTTGTTGTTGGGTTTCTGTTTCAGTTGGTGTTAGTTCGCTAGCAGAAACATTTGCTTGTTGTTGGGTTTCTGTTTCAGTTGGTGTTAGTTCGCTAGCAGAAACATTTGCTTGTTGTTGGGTTTCTGTTTCGGTTGGTTTTAATTCAGCAACAGAAACATTTGCTTGTTGTTGAGTTTCTGTTTCGGTTGGTTTTAATTCAGCAACAGAAACATTTGCTTGTTGTTGGGTTTCTGTTTCGGTTGATTGTAGTTCACTGGCAGAAACATTTGCTTGCTGTTGGGTTTCTGTTTCGGTTGGTTTTAATTCACTGGCAGAAACACTAGACTGTTGTTGGGTTTCTGTTTCGGTTGGTTGTAGTTCAGCAACAGAAACATTAGACTGCTGTTGTGTTTCTGCTTGTTCTGGTTTTAGTTCGCTAGAAGAAACACCAGGCTGTTCTTCTGATTGTGCTTCTTCTGGTTTTAATTCGCTAGCAGAAACACTAGACTGTTCCTGTGTTTCTGATCCTTCTAATATTGGTTCTTGTTCTTTAGGAATACTACCAGAATTAATAACATATCCATTTAGAATTTCAGGAGATTGGGGAAAAAATCCCGAGTCTACTAATTTTTGAAAAAATATATTTTCTGTATTTGGAGTATTTTCGGGTGTTTCTTCAATCATAGCAGCTCAAATCCTTTATTTTTTTGTTCTTTTTCTTTTAAATAAACTCTTAATTGTTCTATGTAAACACTTCGCTCCCAAGGAATCATATTTTCTATTTCGTACAAAGTGTAATTGTGGTAGTTTTTTAATAAAAAATTTTGTCTATAATATAATTTTAAGTTTAGGTGATCAAAAAAAAAATTGAAGTAGTTGAATATGCCACTTATTTTTAACTGTCTTTCTGTATCATCTTTTGTCTTATAATTTGCTAAAATATAAATTTTAGATATATTACTCAAGTAAGTTGTTATATCGTTAAATTGCTTTTTAGTTAAATTTTTAATAAAATCAATTACTTCTTGTTCTGGTATTTCTTCACAATTTATTGATTCTTTATTTGTCTGCAATTCTTTCATACAAGAACCAATAAATCCAAACAGCTGTTCGTTGTTTTTATCGTAATTTGGATACTTAAATAACGAATACACTGATGGCTCTTTCATAACTAAAACCAGATTATCATTTAATTTTATTACATTATTTGCTGTGCTTGGTGATAATTGAACATCTTTTTCTAAATTTATTTTAATTTGAACTTGTTCTTGTGTTTCTGGACATTTCACGGTGAATGTTTCAATTTCACCTATAGACTTTCCACGTACAGATAAAAATAAATTTTCAAAATCGGTTATAGAAATATTTTTAATATTTTTTAAAGTTTCATCCGAACAACAATTAGACAATACATTTATTAAATTTTTTACTATGGACTGTTTATCTTCGTTTTGTTTTGCCAATAACAATGACTTTTCCTCGGAAACAATCATTGGTCTGAAACAAATGTTCTTACCAGACAATAAATTAACACAATAATTAGGTAATGATGATGATAATAAATCTTTTAAAGCCATTTTAAATATTTAGGTGTTATGTTGTTGGATCGGTAATTGTATAATTACGGTAATTCATATCAACTTGAAGTGTGGTGTACGTATTTACTAGATCATTTGAAAACTGACCAGGAACAATTGTGCCTGGATAAGCTCCGGTTAGTGTAATAACCTTTTTTGGTGTGCCGTCTGCGTCTAAACAATTTATTACTACATTTCCCACAATATTATCCCAATAATTAACAAATCTAGAATTTTTAAAAACAGTACCATCAAAAATACTCGTATCTGGAAATATTAAATCAACCCATTTTTCAAAATAGGTTCTAACTTCCCATTTACTGTCCACAATAAAATCTATTTTAAATATTTGATCATACTGTCTTTTGATTGGCACCTCAATATACGAACCAGAAGGTGCTAAACTGTCTTCGTAATACTCCACGACGTGTGCAGGTATTTGAACGGCAGTAGCAAAAAAACCAGATATAGGTGGAGTTAAAGATGTAGCTGTAGGAGGACCGTTAATTATCACCTCAAAGCGGTTAGCTCTTTGCGGATCGCCTAATTTATCAAATATCCTAAGTAAATCGTTTATTGAATTAGCCATCTGTTTGTGTTTCCTTTTTGGGTGCTGTTTTAAATAAATTTTCTTCTGTTAAAATTTTAAATACCCAATTTTTATTTTTGCAAAATGTGGTTGCAGCTTTCCATTTACACGTATTAGTTTCGTATGTGATACACTCGTTTAAATACGCTCTTTTATTTTTTTTGGGTGTGGGTTTTAGTGTTTGTTTTTTAGGTTTTATTTCTACAATAAATGTTTGAACTTCTGTTTTATTAATTTTTGCTTCAAATACAAAATCCGGATAATAATTATGAATTTGTTTGTCTATAGTTGAAATATACGGTATTTTTAATTCTTCGCTAGACCAACTGGTTATATTTTCATTTTCATCTAAATATTTGCAAAATTTACGTTCCCAAGTAGATCTACAAATAATGTTGAGTGGGTTACCAACATATTTATTTGGATTTTTGGGTTCGTATTTGGTTTTATATGCCATAATTTTCAATATATATTTATAAATGGCTATAGAATATATTTTCCCAAACGATAATTACGGCACAGAAATACCAGTTTGGATGAATTTCTATGCGGCTCCATTCAGTACTTTCTCAGAAAAAAGAACTCGTAATGAGGTTTTAAGTAATCCAGTTGCAACTATAAGTGTGCCATTTCCAAACAGAATGTCTACAGCCAATACTCAACAGTACATGACAGGTCAATATTCAGATTTAGAGGGTCTGTTTGATAAAGAAGAATATGATTTAAAACAATCAGAACTGCAAAATTCGTTTACTCAAGGATTGGGTATTATATCTTACGATCACGCAGAAACCCTTTTAACTCCTGGAGCCAGAAGAACGCATTTATTTGATATGAATTTAGTGGCAAAAACTCAAGATCAATCATTCACTATTAATAATATTGCATTAGCTTTTCAGACGTATATGTATCCTACTGCGTTTACAGAATCACTTTTAAACATGGGTCATCCTCCTCTTTGGCACTTTTTTGCATCGGGTGACTTTCGTGAAGCAACAATAAAACGAGCCTACTGGGATGGCAATCCGCTAGTTTCTGTACTTCAAAGTGTTGATATAAACCGATCTCCTATTTCTAGTTTACCGTTTATGACTCCAGATTTTACACCATTAGCTATTAATATTAAGTTAAGATTCATCGAACTTGAACCTGCAATGCAACTAGGAAACGGAAGTCTTGGATTGTTCAGCAGATCCGAACGATTTACCCAACTGTAAAATACCCATGTTACAATACTTTTCCACAATTGATTACGGATTTAGCGGAGGAACTTTTACAGTTTTAAATATTTTTAAAAACGTACAAGTAACTTCAAATAGTATTTTATTTAAAGAAACCAAAATAGAAGATGAAAGACCGGATCAGTTTGCCAACAGAATATACACTACTTCTGATTACTATTGGGCAGTATTTTTAGCAAATGGTATAAGAAATCCTTTAGTTCAGTGGGGTGGTACAGATTCTCAGTTTAATATTAATTTACAAAAGAAATATGATGGTTTAGTTTATCAGTTTGGTAACATTTCCAAATATAATCCTCCGCATTCTACCACTCCTCCGTATACCGACGAAAGATATAAAGAATATGAAGGAACTGATTTAAATCGTAGTGGTTTTGAACGAATAAAACCCGGGCAAATGATAATATTTGAAACGGGAAATGGCCAATACGGATTACGTGCATTTGGTGCCGGTCAAATACCAATAAAGTCGGTTTCACATCAACCACACCACCGTCAGTCTGTAATTCCAATTACCACAGGGATAACAGGAATAACACAAATATCGTGTGGTTCTTTTAATACTGCTGTTTTAACTGATACTGGTCAAATATACTACTGGGGTGGTAATACCGGCTCCGTGTTTACCAGTCAATCATTTGACGTTTACGGTCTTGGTTATTTTGCTACAAGTCTAGCAGGATGTAAATATATCGACTCCACAAATTCAGGAATTTTAGCTATTAAGTCTGATGGTGGAATTACGTGTTTTGGTTCTTGTACTACATTTAATTCATTATATTCTGGAACTACTGGTTTTACTAAAGTAGCTTTCAATGAAGGGTTTACTGCTGGTGTTGCTATTGAATCTAATGGTACACCAACATATTTCGGCTCTTTAACCATACCTTCAGGCATTTCTTTTTACAACATAGACTGTGGGCAACAAGACTGTATTGGTATTAACAGAACAACTAACTACGGTGTTACTGGTTGGGGTCCAAACAAAACCAGTTTATTCACTGGATACAACCAAGGTATTACTGGTATAACCGCTATTGCTCTTGGGTATGACCACTTCTTGGCACTTAAAGATAATGGAGTAATTTACGGTGGTGGTGCAACCGCTGATGGTCAATTGAATATCCCTACGGGAGTAGCTTTCTCTAAAATTTCGGCAGGAAGATATCATTCTGCTGCACTAACAACTGACGGCAAATTAATGGTTTGGGGTAAAATAGCAAAAACTTACCAAAATACAAGTCCAGTAATAACATTAGAAAAAGTAACACCAACAACAATCAGTGGTAGTTTTTCTCAATTAGATTCCGGAGCCGAGCATATTGTAGTTAAAGAAACAGGTGAAAATAAAAGATATATTGGTGTTGTTGATACTATTGATACCGTTTTCAAGCGAATTAGTGTTAAAGCTTATAACTATCCAGGCACCATACCAACTCTACTAGGACAAACCGCAGAATTAGAACCAGCAAGTACTAGAATTTCTGTATGGGATTACGATGCTAATAATAATCCAATAGAGACATACAATATACAAAATCAATTATTAAGTGTGCAATACTATTACGATTCCACCAAACAAATAATTCAAGGAGGAAATGTTTTAGATCCAGCAGAAAATTCTAATTGGAAAGACGTATACCTTGCTGGTTATACAAACGCAGACAATAATGAATTCTTAACTGTAAAGAAAGACGCAACCGAAGAAAAACGATACGAAGATTCACAAATTAAAATAATAAACGAAAGCAATGTTCAAATAATAAAAAATACACTAAGTGCTCAGTTACCGTTAAAAAATCAAATTAAAATTATTCTTTAAAATATTATGGCAGTCCCAATTAAAAATATTGATATAAAAGTAACCATTTTTCGGTTAAAAAATGGCAGTACCACTGAGTATAATTCGTACGAATTATGGCCCAGAACCGATGAACAAAATAAAAACGGATACATTTCTTTAGTAGAAATTATATTAAATGAAGACATGTTTGCGCCTACTGTTACCGGTTCTTTAGTATTCATGGATTCTTCAAATCTATTAGACCAATTTAATTTGTCTACAAACGAATGGTTACGTTTAGAGTTTGATGGAAAACAATACGATTTTAGAATATCTGATGTAAAAATAGAAAGTAATCTAGCACAAAAAACTACTCACGGTCCTTCAGGATCTCCCGTAAAGGTTATTTTTAATTTTGCATCAGACGAGTTTCTTTACAGAAATTTTGATTTGGTTATTGATGATTTTATTGGTAAAATTTCTAAAAAACCTGATAATTATTACTATCCTAGTAATATTGATGATATAAAAATACCAGAGAAATTAGAAAACCAACAAAAAGGATTTGTTCAATTTTTGATGCAAAAAGCGTCTGCTCAAAAAAGTGAAAAACCACTACAATATCATGAAACTTTTAATGATATATGGGTAAAACATTTATTTAATTTTTATCCATTTTATAAAGACGCAAATAATCTAAGAATATCTCAATTAATGAATTATATTTGCGAGTATGCTTGCTATAAGTATAACGAAAATGCAGTTAATTTTTTCTTTTGGGAAGATTTAGATTCCTGGAATTTTAAGTGCATTGAAGGATTAATTGATGATCAATTAGCCAATATTAAAGAATTTAAATTACCTGTAAAAGAAATGGAGTTTTCTACTTTACCTGTTTTTAAACCACATTTAGATGAATTTTCAGAAAAAGCTATGTTTTCTATGGAAGTTTTGAATGATTATGATAGCAACTATTTTTTGGACAGTGGTTTAGCTTTTTCTACTTATGATCGTGTAAAACCAAATTGGGGAAATCCTTATAGAGAATATGTTGATATTAATGAAGGGTATATAACCAAAACTATAAATTATAATTATACTTTAGATTTAAATAACTGGTATGATATAAGCGGAAAAAAAAATAAAGGTGAAAAGGTTAGTATATTCCCCAAATCTATTGATTTTTTAAGAGATAAAACTGGTTTACCTAGATTTATCAAAGATGAAACTACTGGAGCATTGAGAGTAGATCCAGCGAGTTATGGCGATCCGACAAAAACACCACACGGATATACCGGAGAGAAATTATTGGCGTTTAATAATTATTCGAGCAATGCCATAAATGATACCATATTTGGTTACTATTCAAATCCTTATAATCTTGAAAAAATTTATTCTTGGCAATTGGCATCTTTTAATCACACTACCGAAAAACATTACTGGCAGTCTCAGTTTGATTTTTGTGAATTACCTGGTGCAGTATTATTACTAGTTAATCGTATCAAAAAGGAAACAGAAAAAGCAAACAAAGTATATTCTGATTTAAAGATTAAAAAAGCAAAATGGGATGTTTATAAAAAGAAAATGTGTTGTGAACGATCTGTTCCTAGCAGTTTTTTTGCTGTATTAGTCGGTGCAGAAAAAATTCATGGTTCTACGGGTGGAGGTTCTTATCCGACTCAAGATCCCGGTGGTATTTGGGCTTATTCGTGGATTGAAGTAGAATTATGGCCACAAGAAAAAACTAAACAAAAAGAATTAAATCTAAAAACAACAACATACGATCAGGATGAAGAAGGAAATACTGTCACAAATGTAACAACAGAAACAAAAACAATCGATCCTAAAAATAATATAACAGAAATGTTAAAAGCTGGTTATCAAATTATAGAATTTGATCCCGGAACAGAAGAAGATAAAAAAACAGATTTTCCCTTTGTGTTTGTTTCTCCACCTTGGGCACTTAAAGGTTTTACTTCAGATACTTACAAAAAGAATGTTATTGTTAATGGAGGAGGAAATGGTCCTTCCGGAAATAAAATAAAAGAAGTAGAAATAACAACAAAAGATAATAGAGCATTTAATTTAAATGAATTATTAAATTCTAGAATACCGGCAGAATACGAAACAAGCACACCAACAAATAATAATAATACCACTATATTAATGAATCCCGGTATTTCTACTATATTAACAGACAGTTTACCAAACTCTAAATCCGCTTATCCAGTAAAAACACAAATGTTGCCTGTAGGTAAATTTAGAATTGTTTCTGATAATTGTCCTAATTTTTTGAATAATGGCCAAAAGAAAACAGATACTCAAAATGGTTTTTATTATGCTGGTAGAATTGTTCAAATGTCTGCCGTACCAAAGGAAACATTACAGACTATAATTTTAAATGGAGTAAATGATGCTACTGTTCGAGGATTTGCAGGCACCGCATCAGAAACAATAACAGAAGATATTTTTGGAGAAAATGAAGACGGGACGCAAGGTGGGTTTATAGGTACGCAAGAAAAAATTAATCCAGATTATAAAAATCCAGTCGATAAAGACTATATGTTCTTATTTGATACAGAAAATGCACACGATGGATTCTGCGGAGAATGTAGTTAATATTTAAAATAAATATTCTTATGCCATACAATAATAATATATCATCATTTAACTTTTCGTATCAAGGTGGTTCAGATAACGACTCTTTAACTACTTTTCCTTCAAAATTTAATATAACCACTAATGCAACGAACGATATGGAATGTATTAGTATATTTGGTCCGGTTAATAATATTAATTGTCCAGACGATTATCCAGACTGTAACTGCCCCGAAGCTTTTATAGAATTAAAACCTACATTTTCCGAACCATCTATCAGTGAACTAGAAAATGCAAGAAATGCAGCAGAAGAATGTTTTTTAATTAAACAAGAATTTGGAACAAAAAATGGTTGGAGAGAGGACGAATACGTAAACTGGGGTGGAATAGACTATTCCGACAAAGACAGTACATATAATTGTCTTGGTTCAAAAGAATATGGTAAATTTGTATGGAAAGGAGTAAATGGAGGAACCAAATTAGCACCATTACAGCAAGTAAAAGGCATAACAGGAACTAATGCTGGATACGGAGCAAGCGAAGCAGGATTATTTCCGTATTCTGTAAGAATGGCATTTGGCGAAAACAAAAAAGCATGGAATATTCCATTTCGTAATAACAATACCACAGATACTTTAAGTAAAGAAGATCAAAAATCGGCTAATGAAAGTATTTATCCTGTTTCTGTTGGTAAAAATTTTAAATTTTATTTAGAATACTCTAAAACCAATGCAACTTTTTGGAATACTCCAGAAAAAACACCACTGCATAGAAAAGCACAAACCGCATTATTGCGATATCAGCGAATAAAAATATTAGTTAATGGTAATTTTACTATAAAACCTGGTAAACTTGTATACGTAAATCGACCTGTAGATAACAGAACTTCAAAAATTTTAACGTCAAGATATGAAGGAATTTGGATGGTATATCGAGCTGAAAGAATTATAAGACCTGGCAAACATTCTATGTACCTCTATTTAATGAGAGATTATCCGTCTATTAGCCCAGACACAACAACTGATGATATTTTTGTGGATAAAACTGATAAATAAAGATAACAACAATGAGCATATATTACACAGACATAGACGTTAATTTAACAAAAAATGTTCAATCTAATGATATTAGTCTTAAATATGACGTAAATGCAATAGCGCAATCAATAAAAAACATAGTTTTAACCAATAAAACTGAAAAACTATTTAATCCTAAATTTGGTGCAAATACCGACCATTTAATTGCATTTAAAACTTTATTACCATTTCAATTAAGTAATGTACGTTTACAAATTCTTGCAGAATTAAATTCACAAGAACTCAGAGCTACTATTAATGATATAGATATCAAAGATACCGGTTTAGGTTACTGGCAGATAAGCGTTACATTTACACCGATATTTGATAAAAATTTAATAAAAACCGTAGTAATAATACTACAATAAACTATCATGGCAAACCCAAAAATAAACATTTCCTCTTTAGATTTTGATGGCATAAAAGCTTCTTTAAAGGCGTACTTAAGCACAAAGCCACAATTTACTGGTTATGACTTTAATGGTAGTGCAATTAATATTTTACTAGATGTTATGGCGTATAATACCTTGTTTTATGGGTATTACACCAACATGATTGCAAATGAAACTTTTTTAGATACTGCACAAATAGACAACAATATAATACGATTAGCAGCTCCTCTAGGAGTATTAGTTCCTAATAAAACTTGTGCTAAATCAACCTTAACAGTATCTGGAATTGCTACAATTACATCATACTCTAGCGTATTTACGGGTTCTGATGTTTCTGGTGCTTCTTATAGATTTTACACATTAACTAACACAAACGTGAATGGTTCTACCACTCTTGATGTATACGAAGCAAGTACGGTTGCAAACAAACTACAAATAACAGTTGACACAACAACACAAACTTCATTCTTGGGCACAAATATAGACCCAATAACTGTTAGTGTTCAAGTAAACGGTGAGTCTTGGAGTAGATACGACGGAACCACTGTTCCTAACTCTTCTAGTAAGATATTTTATATTGAAAGAATAGTTGATGGATTTCAATTAGTATTTGGTAAGAAAAATAGCACAGATTACGCTTCTTCTTACGGTAAAACTATAACCGCAAATGATACAGTTTTGGTTTCGTATTTAATACCAACCGGATCAGCTGGAAACAATATTACATCCATAACACACAGCACACTTACTGTCACCAAAAGTACAACAACTTCTGATGGTTCTGATTCCCCAGATTTGGATTCTGTTAAATTTTTAGCTCCTAAATCGTTTGCTGCAAATGAAAGAGCAGTAACGTTAGACGATTACTATGGTTTACTATTATCGTCTGGTCTTTTGCCTGCTGCTATAACAAGCAGAACACAAGTCAATATTTGGGGTGGAGACGATGCCACACCCACTGCATACGGAAGAACGTTTGTTTCTTTTGCTGATACTGGTATTACGGCAGGCTCGATAGAAGTAACAAACTGCATAACGTTTCTTAAAGCAAAATCCATGATTGGAGTACTACCAGAGTACGTACAAGTACAACCAATAACTGCATACGCAACACTAAATGTTATAACCAGCACATCTACTTCTGTGTCTGGTTTGACCGGAATTGTACAAAGTTATTATAATAATCCTCCCAGATTTAATAATAATATTAGAATAGCAGATATTAAATCTGTAGCAAGTGCTAACTATACAAATATAAAAAATATAAATATGACTTCTTTATATTTTGTATTGGGTGTTTCCGGATCAGACGGTCAAAAATTAGTTCATTTTAAAAATGAACTTGTGCCTGGTAGTACGTTAGTGTACGGAAATGCGATGAAAAGCACTGGATTTACATATGGTGCTCAAACAATTTATCTGGCAGATACTCCAACAATATTTAATGAATCTGGTGTTGCCACAGAAGGAATGCTAGCTGCTGTAAACAGTAATCTTTCTTTGATTGGGGGTCTTGGTAAATTGGGATACGTAAACTATCTTCAAGGATACGCAGTAATTAAAGAAAACGTATTAGGATCTACTGCTTCTATAAACATGACAGGATATCCAAGGTACATAGACTCAACAATAATTAAAGACGAATTTTTATTAAGCACATCATTTGATGCCACTGCCAGTGTAGGATAATTGAATGATTTTAATTTTTAAAAACAACAAGTACGAGTTAACAAACAGTCCAACCGACTTAAACTTGACTCCTGTTGAATTTAGTGAAACATCAACCAATCTTTCTTCATTCTTTGTAAAAACAGAAACTGCTGGAATTACTTGTGAATATCCACAAAACATAAAAAATTTATTTCCACGTTGGGTTAGATTATTAGATAATAATAATTCTGTTTTAATTGCTTTAACAGAACAGTATTACAACTGGCTTTCTTGTAATTGTAATGATATTACAGATATTGGTTTTTTTAGTTTAGAAGAACTGATTGATATTGAAAAAATACCAGATAGTTTATTAAAAAATTTAGCAAATTCTTATCTAAATGCTGTACCTTCAGAATCAATAACCAGCAATTTAATAACTCCAACCGGTTTACGAAACTTAATACAAAATATAAAAACAAACCTTTACGCAAAAAAAGGAACAGAAGAAAGCGTAAAATTAGTAATCAATAAGGCTTATGGAGTTCCTATTGAGGATATCTCTATCGGTTATCCTAAAAGATATTTAATGAGATTAAATGGTGGTAAATTTGATTGGATGCGAGACAATTTAAATCCAAACGGAGAGTATTCCACCACCGGTTATCCTCAACTCAGTGGAAGCAGACTTAATTTTTCTGTGATAGGTGATCAAAATATATGGCAAGACTATTCTTACGTCATTAATTGTAGTACTCTATCACAAGACCAATACGATGGAGTGATTCGGCCACTTACTCACCCATCGGGTTTTGAAGATATTTTTAATTATAAACCAGAAATATTTAACAATAGCAACAATCAAGCTGCTGCCATAACAATATATGAATACCCAAAGATAAAAAATTATGCTGGATATACTTTAGGTGCAAATCAGACTATAGGATATACTTTTGGTTGTATTTCTGGTTATACTGCTCCATATTACGTGTTTCCCACTTGGGATGTTGAAATTTCAGTATATGCGGCTGGTTTGACTTTTGGTGGTATAACTTTATCAGATTTCTTTGAATTGCGTCCATTAACCGGATACACTTTCCCTAACGAGTTATTTGATTGTACTATATAAATTTATACTAAATAAAATAGAATTATGACAATACCAACACCATTTACAGGCGGATTTCCGTTTAATCAAGACCCATTCAGAAGCAGAGTGGAATCTCAAATTGATGCTTATAAGAATTATTACGCGGTTGCATTCAAACCCGGATTTCCACTTCAAGCATCCGAATTAAACGAGATGCAAGAAATTTTTTACGTACAAAATACTTTAAATAGTAAATTAGTTTCTTCGTGGTACAGTATACCATATGTTCCTTGGGATGGATGTATTCCTTATAATAGTAGTCTTATTTACGGAGTTACTACCAGCAATTCTATCACAGCTACTGCTCAAATAGGATGGTATTTAATACAACACACAAAAACAAATGGTGGTTTAGGTGTTTGGGTTTACAATGATACCTCAAAAACTATTATATCTGGATTTACTGGAGCAACAGGAACAACAGGTCCTTATGGTATAGTAATAAAACCAGTAACAATTAGTTGTACTACTAATTCTACTGCAGGTGTAACACAAGATAGAACTTTACAAGACTCCAGTAATTTAAATATAATTAACGGTCCGTGTGGAGCAGACAGATTAAAATTAAATATTGTTAAATTTGGATCAACCGCTGCTTCTGGTGAATACGTTGTTCCTATATTTAATGCAACAAAAACTGGATTTACAGCATTTCTTACATTCATAAACGGAACATCAATCGCAGGTGTTTCAGTATAAAAGAAAGTTTAATAGCAAATGGCAACACCAATAACTTCATTAACTAGCAACGATACCTTTCAAACATGGTTCAATACCACTAATACTATTATTTCCACTGTAAACGGTATAACAACCTCACCAGGTGGTATTACTGGTCCGTACGTGATTTCGTTTAATGGCTTAACTGGTGAAATTATATTTAATAATTACGTTAGCGATTTTAATGGTCTTACTGGCAGCATCTCTGGTTTAACCGGAACTATTGCAGGTAATGGTATAACAATTACTGGATCATCAACAAATCCAACCATTTCTAACGGTGGTGTTTTAAGTGTTAACGGTGCTTCAGGTGTGATTCAAAATATTGCGGTAACTAATGCTGCTCAAGTATTCCAGACTCTACAAGAATTTATTGGTGGTATTTCTGCTAACGGCGCAACATTCAGTGGAAACATTTCTGCACCAAATATTATTACTACAACTTCCACTAACGCATTCACTAACGTACAATCCTTTAATGCTGGTATATCTGCTGCAGGATCCACATTTAGTGGAAACGTAACTATTACTGGATCTTTGAGCGCACCAAATATTGTTAATTCGTTTAACGGTCGTACCGGTGCACTACAGGGCGTATCTGCAATATTTGGTACAGCAAATCAAATTACTGTGTCGGGTGCTACTGGTGCAGTTACTGTGAGTTTGCCTTCAACCATATCTTCAATATCACAAATCTCTGGTTCTACTAATTTAACATTAATTGGTGATAGTGACATTCCTGCAGTTTTAAGTATGAGGGGTGTGCTTGCAGGATCAACACCATTTTCTACTTTAACAGGAAATTTAACGGTCAGTGCTGGTTTAAGTGCGGCAAGTTTAGGTATTAGTGGTGCAGCCACTGTTGCCGGTAATTTCAGAGCAGGCACATACCTTGGAAATCTAGTTAATACTATTAACGGATTTACTGCAGGAGTTTCTATTACAGCGGGTGTTGGAATCGGTATTACTACTGCAAACAAGTCACTAACCGTATCAAACACTGGTGTTCTCTCGTTTAACGGTTTGACTGGAGCTGTTTCAGGCGTAACCACTTCAGTTGCAAATACCTTTACTGCACTACAAACATTTAATTCTGGTGTTTCTGCTGCTGGAAGTACTTTTACCAGTATAGCAGCCAGAAACATTTACTCTAATATTACCACACCAGACTATCCGCTTAACATTAATAATATTGCAGGCAGTGTAACAAGTATTGGTGATGTAAATGGTACTGTAATGGTGATTGATGCTGTTAATCAATCAATTGGTATAACTGCAGCAAACGGTGTTAATGTAAAAAATGCTAGTATCAATATTACTGATGGCAGCGTTTACTTAACTAATACTACTAATTCTAGTGCATTGGATATAAGAACAAGTGAACTTGAATTTATTAATTCAAGCAGCATTACCAAAACATTATTACCAGGAACTTTTCACACAAATAGTCGCACCATAAGTCTTCCGCCCGTGACTACCAATACAACTTTGGCAGCTATTGGGCTTACTCAAGCTTTCACCGGACTACAAACATTTAATAATGGTATTAGTGCGTCAGATGCCGCATTTAGTGGATTAGGAACATTTGCTAGAGGTATAACAGCATCCGGCATTACATTAAACGGAACTTTGGTTGCTTCGGGTCTTGGAACATTTAATACTGGTATCACTGCGGCTGGTGCCACATTCACCAGCAGTATATCTGGCACACAAG